GTAGTAGTATAGAAAGCCTCAGTACGAATCCACTTTTGATTTGCACCATCGATTAACTGTACTCCTGTTCCCTCTTGTGGTGTGAATGTTAGAAAGTCTTTTATAACTCTAGCGATGTTTACACTATCTGTACCTGTGCTAGTTGTTGGATTGTCTTTTGTAAACTCATAAGTTGCTGTTCCTGGTACTGCTGATTTTAACCCACTCCAAACATAAACCTTTAGAGTATATTGTGAACAAGTTAAACCAGTCAAAGGACTAACAAAAGGTGTATCAATATAATATGGTGATCTGCTTTTAATCATGATAAACTTAATTTTAATAACTGGTCTATTTCTAAACCGTAAGCCTTTAGTAATTCATCCGGTAACTTTTTAAACGCAACCTCAAAAGGTCGAGTAAAGAAATTAGTAGTCTTTAAACCACCAGTCCAAACACCCCAACTAATCGCCTCTGCCACGCCTCGTCTAGTTAAAAACCTACCTGTATTTTTGTCTCTTGGTGATATGCCTTTCGAGAATAACCACTTATCAAAGTGTTTCCAACTCGGCTTGTTCTTGATTCCTTTCTTGTACTTGAATTTCTTCTTACCTAATTTTAAACCTCCTGACTTTGTTTTGTTTTCTTCTGTTCCTACTACACCATCATTTATAAACTGTCCGTAATCTTCCATCTTAAAAGACAACTCAAAACTATTTTTAGATACCTTTAAATCGTAATCAATAGAATTATACAGGTCTTTACTTGCGTTCTTTTTCTGCTTAGTTAATTGTGTTCTTGATTGTTTTACAATTGACTTACCGAATATATCTAATGCCTTTTTAACTTCTAACTGCATAAGTTTATAGTTGTATTAGGCATTGTTATAGTAGCGGTTAAAGTCCATCCATCCAAATCATTTAACCCCCAATTCTCTAATTTCTCAATAGCACTAGGAATATCCATTACTATATCTGTACCGTCAAAATCCTTCTGCATCTTACTTGCAATTCTATTCAATGCTGCAAATGTTTCCGTGAGGTTATCAATCTTGTTATCGTTAAGTAAAAACTTATCCGTGTTTATCTCTTTGTTTAAATCTCTAATGTCTAAGCACGTTAATTCAACAGTAAAAGAAACTCCATTATTAGGTAGTCCAGCATCAAATATCTCTACGTTTAATATAGGCATAATGTTACCCTTGTCTAAATCTATATCTGCCTCTATGCCTTGAGTGATAGTATTAACATATCCATCAGCATCAACTTTAGATTTAATAAACCTTAGTAACTCTGAATAATGATTCTGTCCTGTCATGCCTTTTGTCTTAGTCTTGCTTTTAACTTCTGTCTGTCAATCTTATGTGCTAAAAATACGTGTGTCTCGTGCATCTTTAACGCTAATACTTTATCTATCTTTAACATATTACCTTTGCATAATTCTATGAGGGTACTGTACCAACCCCACTTTGCAAAATAGTCTGCTGCCTTTGAACCCTCGCCTGTTCCTCCGCTGTACACCTCTGGATATGTTGTCGTAATTCTCTCGATAAAATCGAAAAAAAAACCAATGCACCGTTGACTATGTTCATTGGTGTTTCCCTCATCGTATCAGCATACTTGCTCGTGCCTTTATATTTCTCTATTCCGTAATTTCCAAACTTATCTATGTTCTTTATTTCGGTGTACTTTCTATCTTTAAACAATCTTTGAAGCCTGTTGTTTCTTATCTTAACATTTCCTATTGGTCTAAATAATATTGCCATTAAGTTGTGGAGTGTCTCAACTTCTGCACCGTACTTATTCAAATCAAAATACTCAGCATTTGTAATTTCATCTAGATTTGGAATAAAGCCGTACTCGACACCATTCAATTTAAACCTCTGTACAAACGGACAATCTTGGCCTATTGCTTTATCAATTTGAGTCATCAACATCTCCAGATCCTTCTGCTTTATATCCTCAATACTCCTATAAGGAACACCAGCGAATAAGTTTAACTTTAATTTGTTGAACTCCCTTAGTGTAATCTCTTCATCCTTTAACCTAGATTGTAACTTATCATATCTTTGGTACTGATTCAAAGTAATGTCTCCTATGTGTTCTGGTAGAGTTAATTTTAACTTCATACTATTATAACTAAATTTCTTTGTTTTTGTTACTATCCTATTTCTATTCCGAAACTTCTGCCTAGTGTTTCCATCTCGTGATATCTCCAAGCATCTATCGCATGATTCCAATTATCAATAGGCTTATTTTGTTTCTCATTCGTTACCTTGTCCTTTGCCCATGCGTATTTCCTCAACTCTGTAATGAATTGCAACGATGAAGATGTTACTAAATAACTCTCATCTTGTATTATCTGAATCCCATAGTTAATACTGTCCTTTCCTTTGGTAACTCCGTAGGCGTTTATTCTGTAATCACACAACTCTCTAATACTTTTAGGCTCTGCACTATCACAATAGCACGGTAGATTAGTAGTAATGAATTTAGAGATTTGCTTGTTGCTTAATCCTTTCTCATAACAGATTAGATTAAGAATCCTTTGGTCATTGTATTTGTATATCTCTACTATTGCGGTTGGATCGTTTGAGTAACCAAAATCTAAACCGTAACCAAGTAGCCTAGCCTCTGGTGGTAGGTTGTCTATCTGTTGCCAGTTGTTAAAGATAACACCCTCTAAGTTTCCTATTTCACCCTTTACATAAACCCTACACCAATTCGCCCAGTAGTCGCTCTTGATATTATCTTTGTCATTCCAATCAGAACGCACACTATAAAAAGCCTTACTCATTTTAATCTCTAAATCTTGTATAGTCTCTTCTGGGCACGCTTCGTTGTCTAAGTATGTTAGTAGTAAGTACTCGCTGTTAGGTTCTTGTAGTGTCTCCGTATGCGCCCAAAACTCATTATCAGGGTTGTAGTCCATCCATGTTTCTTTTGATCTAATCATTAAAGCATCAGCAATTAAAAAAGGAATATGGTTACACTCATTTAAGAATAGTCTGTCTCGTTTTCCTGCGGCCTTTGCCATTCCAATAGTAGGAAATGATTTAAACTCTATGATAGATCCGTTTGAAAACTTGTATTGCATCGGACTACCTAACCATCCGCTTTCTCTCCATCGGTTAGTGTCCTCCATTACGTCCTTAAATATCTTAACGCAACCTGATTTAACTGCTGGTATAGATTCTGCTACAAAAGTCGTGAGTGTCTTAGGGTGTTTAATACAATAGTCTATTTCAATTGGAATAATGCCATGAGTTTTCCCTGCACTTGTACCTCCTTGAACAACACGCTTTCGTGCTGTCATTGCTAGTAGTTTATTTATTGCTGTTGTTCGTTGGAACATCTGGAAATAGTGGTTGCTCTTGTATTAGTGTCTGTTCTTGTCTGTCTACTAATCCTAATTTACGTGCTATAATATTTGGATTGTATGCTCCAACAGTTGCACCCTCAAACTGATTTGATTCGATTACTGCTCGCACACGTGTTGTGATATTGAAAAAATCTTTATAGTTTCCTTCATTACTTTCGTAGTTATCCCACGTACCTCTGTCTATATCCATGAACAAACAAAAGGATTCTATACTCATTGGAGTTTGTGTTGGTATGTCTATTAGAGTACCTGCTAACTCACCACTTTTAATCGCCTCTTTCTTATTCCAGACCTTATCAGCCATGTATTCAAAGTACTTGATAGATTCAGTCTCCCAATCCTTTGGAGTATACTTAAAATCTCTACCATGTTTATTTCTAAACTCCCAATATTTATTTCCTTTTGGTGCTCCCATTATAATTTAAAGTATATTCCTACTGCGTTATCTATAAAATAGTATTGATTACTTCCTTGCGCTCTTATATCTGGTCTGTCTATTATTCTATTTGTAATGTATAGACCAAAGTAATCTTTAATTGCTAGGTGGTGTCTAAGAGTAAAGAAATGATTTGTACCGAAGTAATCAACATTGTCTAAGGTTCTAAATATTACCCCTATGTTTACTCCTGGTTGTACAGATAAATTTAGGTTAAATACTCTATAAGGTATGTGATAACCGTAGCCTCCGTAGACTGCATAAAAATCATGTCCTGTTAATATCTCAGCACCTACTGTAATTCTGTGTCTGTTGTCTCCGTATGTTCCTGTTTCTAGTTCTATCTTAATGTTGTAGTTCTTCTCATCTAATAATACAACAGGGTCTATTAAAAATCTTACCTCGCTTTCAGTTCCTACTTGAGCGTTTAATGTAATGGTTAGTAATATGAGTATTAATAATTTCATTTATAACTGTTATGCACTATGTCTAGTTTGTCCATCATGTGAATCAATGGAAGTTTAGAGTTGTTTATCTGTGGTTTAGATACGTTGGTTTGCATTACACTGCAATAATGGGAGTGAATGTAATCAATGTTCTCTTCTGTTCCTATGTCGTGAAGTTCTAAATCTTTTTTAAACTCAATCCATTCTGTTCTCTCGGTGTCTTTTAAGTCTCTAGGCTTTAATCTGTAATTTAGATCCTCGTTTAGTTTTACCTTTCGTTTCTTTTCGCTTAGTTTACGCTGACTTTTTGCCATTTCTTTTCTGTTTAGGTTTGTAATCTTCACCGAGTATGTATTGTCTTGCTTTTATAGTGTGCCTGTAAACGTACATATAATTAATATTAAACTCTTTTTCTATTTGTCTAAGAGTCTTGTCGTATGATTCGATTATCAATTGTTTCTTCCACCATTTCAATTCATTTGCTTTTGCTAGTATCTCTAAATCTTCATCCGAAAATGTTGTATCTGTGGTCTGATCCTCTAGGTAGTAAAATGTATCTATGCTTAAATTCTTTTTCTGTTTGCACTTGTCTATGAATAGATTGTAAAGAGTTAATCCTACATACCCCTCTGTTAGTTTCTCGATTGGTACGTTGTAGTCGTATAGTTTTAAGTACATATTATTGGTTAGTTCGTCTGCGGTGTCTTTGCACTTGCAGATATTATAGGCTATCTGTCGCCATAACGAATCTTTTTTAGATAGATACTCTAACACATTGTAAATTAATAATATGTAAAACTAATGTATATTTTTGATATATTCAAATTATAATCGTAATATTGCAATGCGTTCAACTCAGAACGAATTTAAAGTTTGCAACAATGAGTATATTTAAATGAGAGGCTATCTTAACGGGTAGCCTTTTCTAGTTTAATGAGAATTTGTGGTTGATTTGGTCTTGGGTCAATAGTATTGTTGTCGGCTTGTTAGCGATGTAGTTTATCCATTGTTGGTATGTTCCTTTAAACTCCATTAACCTCCTTCGTAATCACTCCAACTAATAATATCGTTATAATCTGCATCTTTTCTATTCCATTCTGTATCTCTCATGTCTTAATGTTTTAAAAACCTCCCTATCATCGTTCCCACAACTAAGGGAGGTATAATTAACAAAACTTTATGATGTAAATATACGCTTTATTAATTAAATGAAAAACCCTCGAAATCTTACAACGAGGGTATAACTAAACTTTATGAAACTATCAATTTTCGGAATTGATGTTGTAAAGGTACTAATTTATATTTAATTCTTTTCCTGTTAATGCGTAGTAGAGGTTTTGTAGTTGATGAACGTATTTTAAATCTTTACCTATCTGAATGCTGTAAGTTGAGTCGTTAAAACTATAATGCCCTAATGTCCATATCCAGTAGTCTTCATCTACATGCTCATAAGTATAATCGTCTATTTTCTCAAACGCAAACTTCAACAACCACTCTTCTGTTAATTCTATTGGTGTGAATAAATCTAGATTCAATTGTACAAATCCTAAATCAACCTGACCTACGTGCTTTTTATGACTACTCAGCCAAACCCAGTTATCAACTCTTAATTCTTGTGCTTTCATAATTTATTTATAGTTTATTAAACTTATCCTTTAAAGACTTAACCTCTTTTGTTAATACATCTATTTCATTATTGACATATTTTAATAGTCTTTCTGGATTCGCATTTAATGTATCTCCAATTATTCTAATGTCTATCGAATTATCTGTAAAGGTGTCGGTTTCTTTTAGGTTTATTTTATTCTTGGCCTTTACGAAGTCTTTTAATTGTCTTGATACGCTTACTATCTCCATTTCAAGATAGTTCCCTTGTCTTAGTTTTTCGTTTGTCATAGTTTCTCAATTTTAAGTTTAACTTCATTCCAATATTTAAAACCTTCTTTTCTTTCATCTGTAAAGTCTAGTATCTCATCTACACATATTAAAGCGCATTGTTTTAATAATGGTGTTGGTATGAAATAATGAACATCTCCGTTTTGGAATTTCATTAATGCAAATTTAGTACAAATCTCTTTTGCTTTTTCTTCTGGTGTCATAGTCTTAGTGTTTAGTTATTGTCTTTAATTGTTAATTTAAACGGTGTGGGCAAGAGTTAGATTGCTATGTACTGGAAATACAATTACACCGCTTAAATACTGTTTATTGTTTCTATTACTTTCTTAAATACAGCAGCATCTTCATAGTTCTCCTCGGCTACTGCAACGTCTTTTAAGTCCTTTATTTCATCCTCTGTTATCTTACCATCAAAATAATCTTGGAAGTATTTTTGTACCTTGTCTTTCATTTTGTTATTGTGTTAGTTGTATAAAAGTAATACTTTTAGTGTGTTTAGCCACTTGTTGGAGTTAATCTTGCAACACCTTTATTTTATTACAAGCAGTACACTCTATCCAATTGGTATGTCTATGTGTAAAAGTTTTGTTCCCACACTTGCAAGACTCCCCTTCGGTAACACCAACAACGGGTATAGTTAATTGCTTTTCTAATATATTAATATAGTCAAGTGCATCGCTTGCATAATTAGTATTACTCCTCTTCAAAGTAGCCTTTAGTATTTTTACTTTAATTCTTAAATCGTCTTTCATTTTTTATAAGTTTATTTATTAAT